TCCCGAACCAACCTAATGATGAACAGATTGAATCAATGGTGATGCTTTGTGAAAACATATTGCAGCCGGTGCGTGAAGAGTTTGGATCGTTTCTGGTTTCATCAGGCTTTAGATCTCCTGAGCTTTGCATATCGATTGGCAGCAAAGTTACCAGCCAACATGCCAAAGGTGAGGCGGCAGACTTTGAGGTGGCCGGGTATGACAACCATGACCTTTGTGTCTGGATCCAAGACAACCTAGTGTTCGATCAGCTCATTTTAGAATGCTATACCGGCGAGATGAACAGCGGCTGGGTGCATTGCTCTTATGCAGCGACAGACAACCGGGCTGATGTCCTGACCTATGACAGAACGAATGGATATCGCAAAGGGCTGATCGCTTGAGCGCTGCATGGCAACGCAAAGAAGGCAAGTCCGAATCTGGTGGATTGAATGCAGCGGGGCGCAGATCAGCAAAAGCGCAAGGCCATAACCTAAAGCCGCCGGTATCTAGCAAGATGGCAGCAAAGTCTGAGAAAGCTGGCAAACGCCGGGATAGCTTTTGCAATCGCATGACCGGCATGAAAAAGAAACTAACCAGCGCCAAGACGGCGCGAGATCCTGACAGTCGGATTAACAAAGCACTGAAGAAATGGGATTGCCCGAAAGGATAACTGATGAGCCTCTATGCAAATATGAATAAGCGTAAAAAAGCTGGTAACAGCCGGTCAAAAGAAGACAGCACAGTTGACCCGAAAACCTATAGCAAAATGAGTAGCAAGACTGGCGGCTTTGCGGAAAAGAAAAAGACAAAGAAGTCATACGCATAATTGGGGAGTAAATGGGGAGTAAACCAGAGCGTATAGCAGCGTATTGGGCAAGTAATAACTGGCTTAAAACCTAAGAAAACAGCCTCCAACACCCCTAAATATCGCCCTTTCACGGCGGCAACAGGGGTTCGAATCCCCTACGGGATGCCAGCCTATAAATTAAATTAAATCAATAGTTTATTAGCCCTCGGCCTTAACTGGCCGGGGGCTTTTTTTGCGTTTGGGGAGTAATTTGGGGAGTAACTTGTTGCCATCCTTGACACAATATGTCATAACTGATTCGTAAGGTATCAAACAAGGGAGCGTAAAATGACTTATAAAGCTTATCATCAGGGTGCAAAAACAAAGGCTAAAAAAGTTGGCAATCATTGGTTAGTTGGCGGTGACTACGACACCAACAACGCTCTCATTATGTTGCCTTGCAAAGACAACTGGTCTGGCTGGGGTTGGTATCAGTTGCGTGGTGCAGTTTTGAAATTTCAAGACAACGCTGTTGAAGAAGAGATTGCAGCAACTGTTGACGAATGGGTGGCGGCTTAACAGCCGCCCGGAAGGGAGCATAAAATGTCTAAAAAAGTGGTTACAAAGACAGCAGTTTTTGAGCGTAGTGACAGACCCGGCAGATGGACATATGACCGTGGGCCGATTGGTGGCGGCAAGAAAGAATTTTTTAAATCTAAAGATGAGGCCACAATCGCAATGGTTGAGGCGGTCAACAATTTCAACAATGGATTGATTGTTGCCCCAATCAAAATCACAACAGCACAAGCTGGCTTCGATGTGTTCATCGTAGGGCAAGAACATCGCAAGGATGATGGTGATATCAGCGAAACTTATTTTGACGATTTGAAGAGGTCTATTGAGTTTTGCCTGACTATCAAACTTGATGGCAAGACAATCGCGAAACACGATATCAACGCTTTAATGCAACAGCAAAATCGTGATGAGGTTGGCCGGGCTTTAATGAATGGCATCAAGGCTGAGGGCAAATCAAAAGCAACCGCTGAGAAGCGCGTTAAGTTTCTAAAGATGTTTTTGAATTTTGCAGTTACCAAAGGTTGGGGCATGGTTAACCCACTGGACAAGCTGTCGCTTGGTATGTCATCTGAGGTGTCTGACCGCGCCCCGCGCATCCAGCCAGAGATTGTGCAGTCTGTGGTTGCGGCGCTGGATGGTGAAAGCTTGCTGCACAAGGCAATGGTTCTCACTGCTATATCCACTGGCATGCGTCAGGGTGAGCTGCGCGCGCTGCCGTGGAGCAATGTCAACTTTGAGGATTGCAGAATAAAGATTGATCGTGCGGTGAAGCATGGCAATGTTGCAAAGATTGGTGACACAAAAACAAAGCGCGGCAGACGCGGTGTGCCAGTGCCGGAAGCTGTCATATCTGTGCTGCGTGAGCTGAGAGTTGCGTCTAAATTTTCTACTGATAGCGATTGGGTGTTTGCCAACAACGCCGGGTCTGTGCAGCTCAAGAAGGTATTCCCGCAGATCTTAAAGCGTGTGTGTGATCGTGCCGGTGTGCCGGTGATGTTGTGGGGTGACTTCAGACATTTTTTTGCCAGCGTCCAGATCAGCTCACTGGGTGAGGACTGGGGCGAGGTGGCTGCATTGATGGGCCACGCCAACAGCGCGTTTACTTACCGCCAGTATGGTCACTATGTGAGGAATGTGGAAAAACAAAAGCAAGTGACCAGCGCGACAGCCGCTGCCATGGGCATATAAAAAAGGGGGCGCTTGCCCCCTTAATTACAATCCAAGCAGCTTGCGCCACCATGGCCGGGCTGCTTTTCTTTTTGCAGCCCAAGCGGCTTTGATCTTTTTTGATTGTTCAGCGCGCTGTTTCTTTGTCCATGTTCTGCCCATCATTAGCTCCTAGAATGATGCCATTTTGTCATCTAAACCAACAATGATATCGGCTTTTGTTGAAGACTTATCGGCTTTGTAATTTTTATAAGCGCGGCTCAGCATGATGCCATACTGATGCGCCCGGAGTTGATAGGCTCTGTCCATCCGCATGCGGTTCACATTTTCAAGCATGAAAGGAATCGGTGATCGTGCCTTTGTTCCAATCCCTTTACACATGTCATCAAAGAATGTTGTGATTTGCTTGCGTTGACCTTTCTGGACAGCAACATAAAAGAACGCGCCGATAACCCCGGTTTGCCATTTTGTAGTTTTGTAA